GAAAAACTTCCAGTCCAGCGCAGATAGTGGCTTGCCCTGCAACAAGGCTTTCTCTGCCGTCTGGCAGTAATCGAAGAAGTAACCAGCACGACCCTCTGCGGTGCTCTCTATGGTAGCAAAGCATCCGGTTGATACCGCTTCAAACGCACCAGTGACGATTTCACGGGCTTTATCCGGGTACTTGGCGCATATCTTCCCGAACTCGGAAACGTGCAGGTAACGCAGCGTGCCGCCACGAAATGAGGTGCTGACGTAGAGTGATCCGCCCTTCTTAAAGACCAGCTCACCGGCTGAGTCGTTGCTCGCCGGATTGGCCGCCTTGATCTCGGCCGGCAGCTTGTCGTAGGCATATTTCACCTTTTCCCGGAACAGGCGCTTTGCGTCATTCAGCGTGTGGGCGATCAGCGCGCACTTTGCCGACTCGAACAGAGCAGCGTCGAGCTGGATGATGCACACCTCTGTGGTGAACCCGAGCTGACGAGCTTTAAGGATGATGTTGCGGGTGTGGATTCCCTCGAAGTATTCCCTCTGCTCAGGCGTCATCCTGAAGCGCGTTGGCTTACCCTCTTTGTCGGTGATCCAGTAGAGATTGTTCAGCCGCCAGTCTTTATCAGCCAGCAGCTTGAGGTGCTCAGGTTTCATTACGCCCCCTGAGACAAGGAATCCATCAGGTCAGATATAGAATCAACAACATGCTCAGCCTTTACCTGCTCGCGGAACGCCTGGACGTCGACATGCTTGCCAATGAGTTCCAGATTTTTGACCTTATCCGGCCATTTGATTTTTTTCAGTAACGCCGCAGCATTTCCTTCAGATGCCATCTCAACAACTTCCAGGCCTGATAAGGTTGTACGCCATACTTTCGGCCATTCGGCCACCGGCTTTAGCTCGCCAGTGCTGTTGAGTATGTCGAGCACGTCCATCTGGTCGATTTCCACAAGACGCTTGAGGACATACTCAGCATTGATAGATACATCCTCATTGCGCTTCGTTTTAAGTTCGGTAATTCTGGATTGAATGTCAGGTTTTGACAGGTTTTCGGACGCAGTACGGTTAGCTGTCTTTGCGCTGTACCCCGCCCGAATAGCCGCTTGCGTGGCGTTTAAATCGATGAGGTACTCGCGACAGAACATATCTTGTTTGTCGGTGAGTGCCATATGTTTATCCAGCAAAGGGATTAATAATGAGTAAATCAGCAGCAATCAAGCCTAAATTTAAAATTGGTGAATCAGTTTATTTAAAGTCTGGCAGCCCAGAGATGTCTGTATACGAACCAATTGAATTTGGAGGCTCTTTTACAGGTGATTATTATTGCCAATGGTTTGCAGGCAAAAAGCTTGAGAAAGGGCGTTTTGCTGAAGAGTCATTGACATTAACAAACCCAAAGCCTTGAACCCAAACGCACCTGTACTAACTATTGATGATGTTTCTTCTTGGATGCTGAGCGTGCTGCTAAGTGATGGCTGCCTTTACCAGCAAGATGTTGTCGATTACCTCGTAAAAAAACATAACGAGCAGCATCTCAAAGAGAATACAGATGGTAACCAAGCGCTATCAACCAAATTAATCAATAAGTTTCGAGTTGATAGCGGTGATAATGTCGTTTGGGTTAAGCCGGATAAGTACTGGCGATATCGTGTTTCAGAGGATGAAGAGGGTCGTGAAGCTCGCGGTTAAATTGAAACGTTAGACCCCTGCCCTGTATTAAAAGAGCCACATATGGGTGGCTCTTCAAACAATAAGCAATATTTTCAGAACGTTAGTAATATTTTGCTTTTGTAACCGAAGTAGTGTCGAGGTTGTTTACATACTCGAACAATGCATTTCTGGCTGTCTCTGCAGAGGTGGAGTGATCAAACTTATGACTGCCATCAACATAGTCTGTTTCCCACGACCAATGATCTCGCTCCAGACCAACTGAAACAATTACTCTCCCATGAATTACATGTGAAAGACCTTCTGGGTGAAAAACATACTCTTCAACAATGTGGTACGGGGTTGTCATAAAATTTCCTTTTAGTAGATACACAAACCAATATCGTACCGTCATCCCGCGTAATGTTGTTTGATGTATTCCTGCAAATAATCAACTTGCTTTGTTACATTTTCGACCCGACCTCTGATGGTGAAATAATCCCGTTCAGCGGCGCCAGTAAGCTGGAGGCAGGAATCATCACTCCGACCAGTACGCCGTCCCGATGACCTCACAGTGGGTTTTGCTCATACTCCAGTCCTTATTTTGTCTGTTCGGCACCGCTCCACCGCTCCTCAGAGCCGCGCCATTGCTGCTTTCTTTTCGCCTGGCGGCGTGAGTGGATTTGTCTCCTATAAGAGACAAAAGCTATTCAGAAGTTAATGCGACTCACTATAGGAGACCTTGTCCAACGCGCGGCGGATTCAATAGTGGCGAGTATAGGGCGCAAAATAACCAACTAATGCCTTTAAAGTTACAGGAGTAGGAACAGCCACAGGGAGAAATAAGTTACACAAGAGAAGCATTGACGACCATTCACAACCAAGGAGGTATACATGTTAGAAGTACTAAATTCATTGGCACCGTTTGCCCCAGCAATTAATGCCATCGTCATCCTCGTCTGCAGCGTCATTGCAAAGTACTGCGGCGTTCTTCCTCTACCTTTCTAATCCCCGCCTTATCCAGATTGCACTGCCCAAGCGCAGAGTAAAGCTTCGCGTTTAACTCCAGACTAGCCTGCCACGTGAACGGAACCTCCATTCCGGGGATCGGTGTGTCTGCAGTAAGATCAGCGCTTATCGGTACCACGGGTGCCGGCACGTAAACCGTCCGCGTATTCCCGCAAGCTGTCAGCAGCGGCAGCAGGAACAAGCTGCTTAGCACACTGATCGCCTTCAAGCGCCTGCCTGATGTAGATAACACGCTGCTCACCTGCCTGGGAAAGTTCGGTCTTTGCATTCTGGGTTACCCGGGAAATGTCATTGATGAGGTTCATTGCAGTGACTACGCTATTGCTGACGGTCTCGGCGGTTTCCGCCCTGACCGTTGCTTTATCGCGCTGCTCTTTGAACTTGGTGGCGTTGTCGTGGTAGTGGTTCGCGAAGAATGCCAGCCCACCGATTACCGCTACCACAATCAGTTGCAGCCAGTAACGCTTAGCTAGTGCGCAAATCATGATAGGAACAGAGCTCGCTCCGCCTCGCGGCGACGGGTCAGCCCATGCAGGACTTTGCCGCCTGATTTATTCCAGCGAAGAAACTCATCAGCTGCACCTTTGATATCGCCAGAGTTGAGCTTTTTCAGCAGAGTGGAGGTTGAAAGTGCTCGGGAGCCGACGTTGTAAGCGAACGATACCAGAGCGTCAAATTGACCCTGGGTTAGCTTCGCCTTCACAATTTTAAGGACGTCGTTTTCGTATCTCACCAGGCCTGTTTTAAGTAGTCGGTCAGCTGTGCCTTGATCGATAGTCATTCCAGGCCTTACCGGTTTACCGTCGACGGGGAGGGTCCAGCCATAGCCAATTGTCCACGGCGAGCCGCCCGTTCCCGGGTCAGGGTATGCGGTCAGCCGGCAGCCCTCAAACCCTTTAATCAGTGCAATTCCTTCAGGACTGGTTTGCATCATTAACCCCTGCTTTTCTGGCGGCGAACTTCTTAATCAGGTTGCCGATCGAGTCCGTACCGATGTAGCCAATAAAGACACTGGCGATGTAAGCGAGATTGCTGCTCAATCCGGTAAAGTCGAGCAGGTCACGAACGAACCAGGCAATCATCGCGCACATAAGCGCATCTATTAGTGTCTTCGTCATGGCGCCACCGTTATAGCGGCCTCGTAGGTACGCCATCATAAAAGCCAGTAGTGCGCCAATGCCCTGCTCCTTAGCTGCCAGCAGAGCGGCGATGAAATCTTGTTTGTAGGGCATACGCATATCTCTCACCTCCGGTATTTCCGGTTGGCGCTGTGTGTGTTTGAAAAGGGTCAGGCCCGTCGGGCTGGATTTAACAACGAAGCGTATCGATGATGATTCCCGCGGGACCTGATAATAAAAAAGCCCGCAAAAAGGCGGGCAATAAGCATGAGGGTAATAGCAATGTCGGTGATGACCGAAAATACCCTGGCTGGGTCTGGCGGCCTGCGACGCTGTTGCAGCAGCGCCCCTGATGGATTGGATTATGAGCCCGTCATCAGGCCAGGCCATTATCTGGCGCTGCTGAGCTAAATCAGCAATTTGGCTCAGGACTCTCGCGTATGAGCTTCAACGTGTAGTGCGGCACGCATTCACTCAAGAGCCCTGACCGGATTGCACAACCACACTCTCGCAGTGGTCCGCGCCCATGCCCTTGGGTTCCTGTCGCATCATCGCCGCTGATAACCGGTGCGCGTCTGGCATTCGCGCTGCTTTACCGGAGCTTATTGTTATCTATGAACCCTTACCCATCACTACACAGGCTCGCCATTACGCGACTCGGGACAGCATCACTACTGCTATATTGCCTTTCGGCTGCGGTCTATCCGTTTAGCTTTCACATTTCCCGCCTCCAGAAACGACAAAGCCCCGACGTTTCCGTCAGGGCCTTTTTATTCTTCATGCCGCCACTTAAAGTTAAGGCAGCATATCAAAGTAGACTCAAATATGACGTATTTAATCCAGTTTTGCAAGACTTACATCTAAATTTGTCGCCTTTTGTTGTGAACGTGATCGCGTAACCTGCAACAGGG